TACTTGTTGCATGTTCTGTTGATTACCGCCATAGATACCGCCTTGTGCAAAGGTAGCCATCATTCGCATATTATCAAGAGGGTCTTTCATCAAGCCAGCTTTTGCTATTTTGTTTAAGAAGTCTCGTGTTTGGTCGTAAGCACCGTTCTTGCCGCTCATGTCAGAGAGGCCACCAAGTACACCTGGCATACCTGCTTGAACTCGACCTCCGCCACCTAAAGAGATAGCAGCGCGTGATGTATATAGCTGTGCTTTAAATGCATCGTCTGTTCCTGGCATAGCCATTGCAGCGGCAGTGACACCAGCTGCAGCTATTTGCGCAGGTGATGGTTGTCTGAAGACATTTGTATTTCCGCCACCTTGAGGGGCACCTGCAGCAGCAGGACCTGTACCACCTGGGCCACCTGGGCCAGCGGGGCCGCCTGGTCCACCTGCTTGTGGAGTAGAGAAAGTAGGACCAGCCATAACAGTATTGGCGCCACCTGGGCCACCAATACCGCTAAAGGCATTTTTAAATTTTGCACCCATGCGGGTGATTTTTGTTTCAGCAGCGTTAAGTGAGCTGTTGATTCTGTACTCAATGGTGCTAGCCATTTGTAAAAGGGTAGAGTGAGCACCACGGCTTGATTGTTCAAACCGCTGCATATTATTTGCAGCATTTCCACTACTGGAACTGCTAGGCATATTTAACATTATCTAGTCCTTCTAGAACGCTCTAACCAATTAAGACGCTCTCTGGGTGAGAGGCTTCTTATATCTGATAGTGACCAACCAGCAAAAGTTCTTGTAAGAATTTCGTACTGGTCTAACAGGCTTTCGTAATCTGTTTCACTAAATGCGAAACAAGTCAAGCAAGGACAGCGGAAGAGCCATTAACTCACCACATGCCTTACAAGCCTTGGTCACCTCCCCAAGGCGTGGACCTGGGTTACGCTTGATGATTTCATCAACAAGCTTGGTTCTATCTGCCATACCTAAAGATAAAGCAGTTATAGCACCTTCAGATGGTTCTCCGTCTAGTGATACTAAGCAACCAGCTAGTAAAATAGTGTTTACTTCAGCAGGTGTTCTTTCAAAGTTCTCCATGAGCTTTCTTTGAGTCACACCGTTAGGTAGGGCTACTACAGCCTTACCCTTCTTTGTTTCTATTTCAAAAGTTCTATCTTCCTTTGGGTCTTTTAGTTCCACTTCTGGAACATCAGAGCCTAAAGACACAGAAACCTCTTGAGAGTCTCCGCAGTCACGACAACGTGCGGTAAGGTTAATGTCATCCCCGAAAGTCACTCTTCTAATTGCTAGAAGGATGGTGTCTCGGTCGCCAGCTAAGATAGAGTCTAGGTCTTCCTTCTCGGCGTTCCTAGAGCCAATCTTTACAAGGCCTCTTTGCAAAAGTACATTGAGAGCTTTACCTGAGGTACCTGCTTTTGCTACAGCTTCCTCGTCAGCTCCGTTAAGTTCTCGTACCTCAACTGTGTTGGATACTTCACCATTTGGCTCAATGAAACCACCTGGCAACTTAACAGAAGACTCTGAAGGGGCCCGCGTCTTAATGACTTGTGCGGGCTCCTCCATAGCCTTTGCTGCAAATTTCTGTATTAGTTCTGCGTCTGTAATAATATCAGTCACGATTTATGCTCCTAAGGGTTGTTAATTAAGAAATTTTTCCTGCTGCGTCTTCTTCAGTGCCATCTTTAGTAAAGAAGACTGATAGGCCTTCATGTACTAGAGTCATTGACTCAAACAAGATTGCGCCGTCTGCTGCGTTAAGGTCTGTATAGTTTAGCGCAGTAATCCATGCGTTGTGAATCTTGAAGCCCATCTTGTACTTCTGAGCCTCTGTTGGCCCAGAGTTTGGATGGTCAGCTACAAACACTTTGATGTTAACACGGAAGCTTTCAGCAGCTCCTGCTGCGCCGCCCTTTACAGCAATACCTTCTCCAGATGCTGCTGCAAATAGACCACGCATCCATGTGATTGCCTGGTCATTACCAGCCAATACTCCACGTTGCATAGTGATTGGTGTAAAGGTAGTCATACCAGGTACCTGGTGTACTGTGGTGTTGTAACCACCTTCACGGTACTGAATGGCTTGAGTATTGATACTCAACCCACTGATACTGCTAAATCCGCCAGACCATGTGGTGATTTTTGTATCAAAGACTTTACCGTCTTTTGCTACCTCAAACTTAGCAAAGAACCGAAACGAGCGTAACGGGTCTGTTGCCAGTGTTGAGTGGCGATTGATTATGCTGCTTGTCATTTATTGGGTCTCCTTTACGCCACAGTAACGGTGGCTCCACCGTCAAACTGTCCAATTTTAATAATGATAAATTCAGCTGGACGCTGTAGAGCAACGCCAACTTCAATGTTTACGTACCCGTTGTCAATTGAGCTTTGTGGGTTGTTTTGTGCATCAACCTTTACAAAGAACGCTGCCTGTGGGGTAGCGCCTCGTAGTCCGCCCTTGCTCCAGAAGTCAGTAAGGAAAGTACTGATTGAAGAGTTGATACGGTTCCACAAGGCTTCATCGTTTGGCTCAAAGATTGCAAACTCTGTAAGGTCTGTAAGAGACTTACGTAGATAGATAAGTGTACGACGTACAGGAACGTACTTGTCTACATATCCACCCTTGAGTGTGCGTGAACCCATGATTACAATGCCTGAACCAGGTACAAACTTAATTGCGTTTACTGGAGCAGCTGCAGAGTTAAGAGTATCAAGTTCACCATTTGTAAGAGTTGCAATTGATACAACTCCTGATAGGCGAGCAAGAAGACCAGCTGGGGCCTTGAATACTCCACGTGATGCATCAGTTGTTGCAATAACTCCCATAACTGCTGCGCCAGAACCAACTGCACGTGTACGGCCTGTGCCAGAACCAGGAGCAAGTGTTGGGTCAGAGATAACAAGGTTTGGATAATAAACAGCGGCAAGTGAGCTTGCTGTGTACTGTGCAGCTAAAGCTAGTTGTGTAGAAGACTCATCATAGATACCATCAATAACTACAAACACATCTTGACGAGAGTTTGCATAACCAATAGCCGCATTAACTACAGGAACAGTCGAGTTTCCAGGAACGTTCATAATTAAAGACTGCTTTATTGTGTCAAAGTTTGTAAGACCAGTTGCATAATCGGTATTACCTAGAGTGTTTCCATTGATGCCAGTAGATAGAGTTTGGTTTGTTACAACAGCTGGATTACGAGTAGTACCTGTGTTTGCTGAGTTAAGGTCAGTTAAACGTACGTAGCCAGAAGCTGCGTTAACAATAGCTGTTGCATAACGAGCATTTGTTGCTGTCATTGAAAGGTCAACGTGACGCTCAACTAGGTTTGCATCTGTATTGCCACCGTAGTATACGAACAAATCAAATAGACCTGTTGTTGCTGAGTTAGCGATGCTGATGTTAATGCTGTTACCCCATGCTCCAGCGTTATTAGCTTGAATCTGAAGTGTTGCTGATGGGCTTACTGCTCGGTCTGATAGTGAACGAGTTGCTGATGTTGCGCCGTTAGCAACGCGGTTAACGTAGCACTGGCTTCCACCATTTGTAAAGAACATGTATACAGCAAGTGGTAAATCATTACCAGCTGCTCCTGCTCCAGTACTTGTGTTCCAAGTACCGTACAGTGTTGAATACTGGCTCCAAGATGTAATTAGTGTAGGTGTTCCAATTGGACCACGGTCGTTTGCGCCAATGAATGCGCCGACAGATGCTGAGTTTGGACCAACTACAGGTGCGACAGGGTTTAACGTTTCTTCAACGTAAACTCCTGGACGTAGAACTGCCATTAGATTTTCTCCTTTGTTTTAAACAAGTTTGACATTTTTTATACTTTTGTTAATCCAGTAGGGATGTTCGATGTTTGGTCCGTTAACTCAGGAAGGTTAACAAGTACTTCTTCAACTCGTGAAGCCCTACGGCCTGCATCAAGTGGAGTAAGTTCACTGATTACTCTTACTGTGTAGATATTGCGTAACAACCTGCGGTTTCCAGTTTCTCCGTCTACCGCATCTCGTTTTGCAAACCCATCAAGAAACATATGACGGCGTGAGGTCTCTGTGCCTAGTTCGTTTGGAACTAGTAGACCGCCATACTTTGATGGAAACTTGTGCGTCAATTGAAGCATCATTGCCCTGTCGTGAC